CGCCAGCAATGCCGCCTTCGGCAGCGCCAACAAGCCCGCCAAAACCAGTTGTGCCAACTTTGTTGATGATCTTGCGGCCAACGGCTGAACCAGCCGCCCTTGCGCCGCCAATGCCGCCGGTCAGCAAACCACCGCCGATTTCAGCCGCTAGGGCTGTCTTAGGGTTTGCATCGCGAAAATCTGATATGTTTTCACGAATGTCATCGCGGGTTTTATCATAATCGCCAGCAAAGCCAAAACCTGTGCGCAAGCCCGCTTCGATCTCATCGCCAAAGCCAAGCAATAAGCCTTGACCGGCAAGCCGCGCCAAGTTTGCGCCATAACCATCTTCGCCATCGCTTTTTTCTTCATCTTTAGGCTTTGCTTGTTTGCGTTTGCGTTGTGCGCCGCTTTTGGCGATCTGGTTCACATATTGCTGCTTTTCGGCTTGTGTCATGTCCAAAAAAGTGTCTGGAACGGTAACTACGCCTAGACCATCGACTTTGATTTTCGCCATTATTCGACCACCTCAAACTTGACATCGTTATAGGTGCTGAAATCGAAAACATCGACACCCTCGTTTTTGCGCCTGCGATTGATTGCGCGCCTGCGGTTCTTAATCGCACGTTCATTGATGCGCTGGATTTCTTGCAGGCGCGCTATAACAATTTTTTCATCGGTCTTGTTCGCAACGATTTCCAAAAGAGCGCGCTCCGCGTCACCTTCGGTTTGCGTTCCTTTATTAAGACGCAAAGTGTCGTTTCTTAATTTGTTGAGAAAAGCATCAAAGTTCGCGCGATTTTGCACAGCTTCATCAGCAAGACCTACTGATGTCCTAAACTTGTCCATCGGCATATCAAATAAATTAAGCGACATTTCTCCATTCTTTATTAAGTCGATATAGGTTCCCACATCATCATTGATGCCATCAGATAAATCTAAAGCCGTAAAATCTTCATCTTCAGCTTTAAACGCTGCGGTTGACATTCTGACAGGCTTCTTTTCTGTCGTTGTTAAAGCCTTCATCTCTTTTTGGTATTTGATAATTTCTTCGTTTGGAACGATCTTTTGTTCGCCAGTTTTCGGATCAGTAACAACGGTGAACGCGCCATTCTGGATTTGCTCGCGCGTTGGCGTTTTCATCTTTCTATCCATCAGATCGGCCTGCGCTATTTTATAACGCCGGTTAATCTCAGCATCTTCGGCATCAGCAATGCCTTTCTTTGCTGCGCCATATGCGCCCATTCCAGCGCGCAAGCCTTTGCCAAGTGCGCTGCCAAGAGACGGCGCAACACCGCCAACGACAGGCGCTCCAGCCTCTAGCAATGCGGCAGATGCGGCAAGGATACCTTGCGATCTCGGATCATCGAAGCCATCGCCTAACAAACCGCCAAAAAACCCGCCCGATGGTGCGGCTTGCTCTGGTGATGCTGGTATATCTGACGGCTGGTTTGGCCGCATCATTTGCGCCGTTCCAGCCGCAGGCGGAAGCGGTGTGAATGGCTTCATTGGTTTGCTAATAGGGAGCGCACCGGTATATTGCGAAGGCTTGCTGGTGGGTAGTGGGATTGGGCTGTTAGACTGCGCCATGCGGACAGGGCTGCGCATTGGCAGGCTCATTGGCCGGTTCATGGTTCGGCCTGTTAAAGCGGCCATCATTTCATTGCTAAGTTGCGGGCGGTTAGCCATAGACGCCGAAGGCACTGTTGGGCGGGCTAAAACAGGGTTTCGGGATATGGGCGGTAACGCCTGATCCAAATAGCTGTTTTGCGGAGTGCTAAACAAAAAGTCGTATTTTCCCATCATAACCCCCTAAAACAAGCCAAGAAGGCCGCCGCCAATGGCGCCCATCATCGGATCAAAACCGGCGTTTTTGCCTAACTGCGCGCCGCCTAATGCGCCACCCAAAGCCGAAGCGGCTGAGTTGCGCGCGACAGGCTGGATTGTATTGCTGCCAACCGTACCGCCGCCAACCAAGCCCATATAGGCCGCAAGCTTTGCCGCGTCCTTGTTTTGCTCAAAATTAAACTTGTCGATCTGTGCTTGGAGTTCTGCTTGTGATTGGCCTTCGCGCGCTGCGCCAACGCCGGCAAGCTGTTGCGCCGCCATATTTTCAGCCTGTGGCGCTTGGCTAATTGCTTGCTGTTGCGCTTGGTAGGAAATAGGCGCCAGCGCTGTCGCTAGGGCTTGCTGGTTTGCGCCGCTGCCGTATCTGCCAGCTTTTGCAAACTGGCTCATAACTTGGTTTATTGCGGGCTGAAACGCGGCGTTCATTAGCGGGTTTGTTCCCATCAGGTTTTGGCGCACCACGTTTGCGGTCTGCGCTGTCATGCCATTTGGGTCGAGCGCGTTATCGCGAACCATATCGAGCGCCATGCTGGTTTCGGGCGCAAAGCCAACGACTGTGCTGTTTGGATAATAGTTCGGAGCCGATGACGTGTATTGGTCTTTCGCCTGCGATAAGCCATATTCCAAAAAGGGCTTCGCGTATGATGGTGGCTCAACTTGCGTATTCACAGTTGATGGGGTTCCGCCGCCTTTACTCATGGTGTATTTCCTTTGCCATAATTGTTGAAGTCGGTTTGTAACCTCTTAGAGCGCGGTGCCAGCCACACCGCCCGACTATTTCAACAGATTTGCATCCCCAACTTTTTGACCAATTGACCAAAGCTGGTTCAGCCTCAACTAATGTTTTCAGATTGCCACCCGCCAGCCAGAAACGAAGCGTTCTGAATTGCGGATATTGGACTATTTCAGTGACGATTGCCGCATTATGAAACGGCCAAAACTGCGCATCGCCGCGCTCAACCATGTCAAAAACATCGGCAAGCGTGTGCGTTCCGTGCGCATGGTCTAGCGCTGCTTGTATCCAGCCAGCGCAACGATCCCATTCAGCCGATAATGATATAATCGAATGTTCTTGTTGTTGACGTTGTGTTTGCATGTGTGACCGTAAAAGTTTGCTTGCCGCGTGATGAGACAAACATTGCACCGCCGGCCTGCTCTGAGGCCGCCGCTGCGGTTGTTGGCATGAACAGGATTACGCTTTCATAACCACCGCGATCATCTGCAACGACAGTTGATGCCGCGTTTGCAGCGAGCGTGACAGTGCCGGTTGAGTTCAGTTTTCCGGCCAAAATATTGTTTACAACAAGACTGACTTCTCGCGGATCGTTTGCCTCATAAGGCAGCCGCCTAAAATTAACGTCTGCCAAGCGCCCGACCCTCTATATCTAAGCCCTGCGCGTTTTCCCAATTGCCAGAAATGGTCATCTTGGCGCGATGGAAGCGGCCTTGAACACGATGCTCGCAAAAGCCTTCATCTGTTAGCGCGCTTCCCGCATCAAAAACAACAGGGTCATCGTGACGGTCACGCGCACCAACTTGCATCGAAACGCTGCCGCCGGTGAAATGTGGAACCGTTCTTGTGACCAGCGCGTGTTTATCTTTTGCGACAGGGAATTCTGCGGTTTCAAATGTTGCGGCTATTGGCGCGCCAGAAAAAGCGTGAAGCTTCTTTTGATATGCGCCGCCAAAAACAAATGACCCGCCTTTAAATAGGTGTGAATCCAATATCGAACCAACCGCATCAATATCGGCATAAAGCGCATCCAGCGATTCCAAATCCTGTCCGCTTGTAAAAAATGGCGCAATAATATCAGCGCCAACCTCAACCAACGACCAGCGGCCAAGCGTGTAATTGAAAACAATCATGCGATCAGGCTCGCCATCGGGCGATGCGTTGCTGACATAAGACCAAGCGACCACTTGTTGCGTTGGGTCAACGGCTGCCGACATTTTTGACGTATAAGCTAAATCCATGTCATTAAGGAAAAAGCGGTTGACCTTTTCGGCGCCTATCGGCTGGCTTTTGGAGCCATCGAAAGCATAGAAACCATCTTCGGCAAGGAAGAACACCAGCCCGCCAATTTGCGCGACGCTGCCGCTATACGCGCAACCGCGCGCAGTCTCAACGCGGTCGATCTGATAGATAAGCGGTGATCCGACATAAGATGCAACGGCAATAGCGCGTTCCATAAGGATGACAGCATTCTGACCGCCGCATAATCCGGTGATATTTCCGGCATCAGGAATTTCTTGAAAATCGCTCTGATCGGTTCCGACTGTCCAGCTTGTTTCATCGTTAATGCCAGACCATTGAACCCGCGATGGCTTTTTACCCGATCCATCGTCAATAGACGCGACCCAAACCTGATCTCGAACTACAGTTATGAAATCGGCATTTGGGCAAGATGCTGACAGGTCTGAAAAACTGGTGTCAGTTCCAAGCTGCCACTTTTGCACTTCTTCGCCGGTGCCGCCTGCGACCAAAAGCTTGTCGCCAAACTGCGTTGACCGCCAGCGGCCAGATGCGCCGATGTTATAGCCGCCAGCCTTGCTTGCATCGACAAGCGCGTTGCCTGCCCCGCCAAAGACATAAAGTTTTGTCGCATCGCCTGCAAAAAGCTTGACGTTTCCATTATTATCTTTTGCCGCAAATACGCCCGCAATCTTGTTTGTCGCTGCGCCTGATACCGCTTGAAAAGCATTGACGCTTCTATAGCCAACCGCAGATGGATAGCAGTTGAGCGCAGTTGTGACGCCTTTGTTCAAATATGCGGGCTGGTCGGGCAGCCAATCCTTAAATTCGATCATTGAATAAACCACGCTCCCGCTGCGTCAGGCTGGACAGTCCATGCCTCGCCAATAATCTTTGGCGTTGCATTAGCTGAAGCCGATGTTGTGATGCCGCCGGCGCCAGTAAATGCAAGAACGCCGACAAGCTGGCCGGATGTTGCTGCGTTTGTTGCCGCGCTGGCTTGGGCGTTAAAAACATAATTTGGTGTCGGCTGGTTGCCTGCCGCCGTTACGATCGGCGAATAAATGGTTGCGCTGGAAACGGTTATGGTGTTCCCCATCCCATTTCCATGAACGGTGCAATAATAGCGAAGCGAAGCTGGCGCATTTGTTGCCACGTTGAAATGCACTTTTGCGCCTGCGGTGCCGGCTGTGCCTGTTGATGAAACGCCTGTTTCATATGCGTTGCCGCTGCCATTTTTAAACGCCAGCGGATGACCTGATAAGCTGGAATCGCTCACATCAAAAACATAGATGCCACCCTGCTCTAAAGTGAGGGCAGGGTTGTTGACACCATCAATCACAAAGACATTTGAGCCATTCACGTTTGCGACTGTGACTGTAAAATTGACAGGCTGTATTGACCCAAGCTGCCTAATGAGCGTGGATGATGCGGTTGCGCTGACGTTTGCTGTTGGCTGACCATTAACCAGCCGTATCAAAAACGCGCTGGCTGAAACTGTGCCAGCCGATGCGGCCGTTGCGGCCATGCCCTTAGTTCGCCCGACATCAGCCGTTGTGACCGCAGATGTTACTGCGACCCCACTAAACCCGATAAACTTAATAGGTTCGGCGGCGGTTGCCGAAGCTGATACCGCAGCCGTTCCTGACGCTTCGTGAATAGTAACATTGTCAAGCTGATCCATATTGCCGATGCTGTTGGCGCCATCCAAAGCGCCAAGCGCAGCAAGATCATCAAGCGTTGCCATAAGGCTAGGCCGCTGTGATTGTTAGATCGCCAGAAGCGACCTTCAAGATATCACCAGTTGCAATGGTTTTAGCAGTCGCGAAGCTTCCATGAAAAAGCTGGTTTCCGCTTGTTGCCGCATCATAGATAGCCCAATGGCTGACGCTGCCCCAAGAGCCGGTTGCGGCTGGAAACTCGGCTGCCGAATTAGTTGATATTGACGCTGACGCCGCCGCAGCAAATGTGATGGCTTGGCGGGCATATCCAGAACCAGACAGTTCTGTGCCGCTATCGTCATCATTCATTGACGCGGTTGAAAGACCAAGATAAACGGCGGCTGGCGCGCTTGTTGATGTTGTGCCGGTAAAATGTGATAAAAAGGCATTTTCAAGATAATCGGACATAGCTGACATTTAATCAGGCTCCTGTGTTTTGACGTTGATAGATTGATTGGATTTGCAACGAACCGGAGCCATACTGACTTCT